TGCGGGTCCACCAACCACCAAGTTGGCCGTCGCTTCCAAATTGGAAACAGATATAGTGTTGGGGAGTCTGTTATTGCTGAGTGTTCCTGAAGTAACATTGGACGCATTTAGGTCCGACAAAGCTTCACCCGAACCGATAAAGTCTGTGGCCTTTACATTGCCGATGACATCCAATTTCTGAGTGGGTTGTGTGGTCCCGATACCAACACTGGTACCTTCGACCACCACGGCGCTGTTGGCAGACCATTCCGAACCATCCCACGCGAGTATTTCACCAGATTGAGTTCCATCTGCAGGTCCCGCATTGTCGTAGACCCATCCACTTCCGTTGTAAACAATGGTCTTTCCGTCTGTCAAATTAGCTGTATCATAAGGAACCCCAAAAAGATTGCTTGTTCCGTCATTCACCAAAAACTTATATTCGGCGGTATCCGTAGTCCCTACGCCTACATTGGACGAAAAGTAACCATTCCCAGTGGAACTCAGTGTTCCGACTTTGATTTCTCCATCGATGATAGAAGATGTCCCAGTGATAGACGTTGCGGTCAAGGTTCCAGAAACAGATGCCCAAGCAGTGGTTAGTGTTCCACTTATGTCCACTTTGGTGGTGCTTATCATGCCGTCTACCGTGGCATCCCCAGTGACTGAAGCATCGCCTATGACGGTCAAATTTTCAACGGTATCTGCAACAAGATTTGAGGTCGAAATAGTCGATGCCCATATTGTGCCAGTGGTGGTCAGTCCTGTGGTCGTGATGGTTCCGGTCTTGGGGTCAGACTTTAGTTCCTTGTTGGATGTCAAATTGAAGTTCCCGTCGCTCAACTGAATGGCTCCTTTCTTTCCTGAAGCAGAGGCACTTCCTCCTCCGCCACCAAGGTTGTTGTCGATGGAACTCATTTCCTACTAATTAAAGATATAAAAACCTTTTCAGTTACTAACGATGGACCAATTTGATCCTCAAAACGAAAAGCATGTTCAATGGCTTAAGGGTTCTTTTGAGAAGATGGAGTATTACACTTCACCCGATTCTCAAAAGAACGGCAAGGAGTTTGTCAAGTTCGTAAACTCAAATCCATTTGGTCTATCTATCACCGCCAGTAATGTCATGGACTGGCCAATGATTCACTCTATGATCGCCACCAAGTATACAAGGGCGGTTCTCAATGGTCAAGCCTGGCTACCCTGATATCATAGCCAGGAAACTTGTGACCGACCTCTGAAAGGAAATCTTCCATGATTTTAGTTCCTTGGTTTGACATAAAATCAACGTAGATCATCTGTTCCTTGTGATCCACCTTGATGGGTATTCCAAGGCTTCGCATTCCATCAAAGTGGAAGGGGTTCACTGGTACCTCAATCGTAGTTGTCTCAATCATCTTGAATTACATTCCCACGTTAGTTTTAACCCTGTATCCTTTGTACATCTTCTTGGCCTTCTTGATGCATTCATCGTGGAGGTCCCCAATGAAGTATCTGGACATCGTGACGATCACCACCTTGTCATCATCATCCACCTGGGCGTCGAAGTCTATTACCCTGATGCCCTCGAACTCCAGGGGCGAAACTTCCATGGCGATCGTCTCGTGTCTCATACTTAAAAATATAATGACTTTTATTTTTAAATATGCTCTACTACAGTTGCTTGTTCAGGAACGTGCCGCCGTACATGTTCAAGAAGCGCACTGAACTGAAAAGACCCACCAAACGGATGATTGAAAATCCACAAAAGTACGTCCACGACTGGATGGAACATGAAGAGCTATATTCTCGTCTTCACGATCAACGGGTTCGTGAACAAGAGAACAAACTGGATGCCATGGAGATGTTCTGTAAGGAAGAACCCCATGCTCTAGAATGTAGGATCTATGACGTTTAGTGTTGCGCGAGACTGTATGCGAATGGATTGTTGTCCAGCTGCTTGACCGCCAGCCCCAACTGATTGGTCCGATAATCTGCATTTCCCTTGAAGACATTGTTATTCTGTTTCCAAGTGATTTCGTAATTCTGGCCGATGCCCTGGTTTCCGGCACCTCCCTCGACGACCGTGGAAAGGCTGTCGCGGGTTTTGGTGGTCTTGCCCTGAACCTGGGTGGCTGAACCGCGAACGTTCATGCGACCGCCCGGAGGTGTGTAGCCCTTGCCTTCCCTCTGTGCGGGTCTGAGGAGTATGGCATTTTGTAACTGCTTATAACCACCTTCAAATGAGTGAATTCCAGGAGCCGCCACGTCATTTGCACGCGATATGAAATTTGCCTTATTACGGGTTGGAGCTTCCTGAAGTGTTCCAGCGGAAACAAACTTCTTGGCCGCGCCAAACTCGAGGCCGTCCATGCGGGTCGAGGTCTCCGAGCGGATCGTGGGGCGCATCGTCTTCACGTAACGTTCGCGCTCGCGCATGCCGGTGACCATCCCGCCCTGACCCTGAGCGCGACCCTTCTCAAGAGGACGCTTATCTTCGCCGCCCAAAAGTTGATAGGTTTTCTGTGGGCGGTTTTGGGTGACAGTAAGACGCTCGGTTCCGCGGTCAACAAAGTCCTTGGCGGGACCCGAGCGACCGGGAAGGGTTGTGAGCTTGTATGCACCGACGTTGTTGGGCATCACGCGGAATTGCTGCTGAAATCCACCATAGGCCGGAACGTTGGCCGGAACGCCAAGACCGGGGCCGACAAACCTACGCTCGGAGGACGAAAGGTTGTCCATACGACTGCTCACATTTTGGCGGTCGTACAAGTTATAAACAGGCTGACCATAAGGAAACTGAACATTGGGCGCGGCATCCTGAAGATTCGGTACCGCATCCTTTCGTTGCTTAGACGTATCGATATAGGGCCCAGATAGGAAATCTTTCACTAGGGTCAAATCCTGACCGGGTGTGTTGATGTTCCTTCCGAAATAGGGCAATTGTTGCGTCTCCCGATTTGGAACGGGTGCTGGAGTAAAACCTTCTTTGCGGTCACTGCTGGCAATTTGACGACCTGCCACAGCAATCCCTAACAAGGCCACAAGACTCAATGGGTCCATATTAAAACTAGGGTAGATTTAAATTAGGCTGGATAACGACGATCAAAAACGGCGTTCTGAACATTCGCCCGGCTGCTCGTTGGATCCCACGACCGGGTGCGAAGTGGCACCGAACATGCCATATCCTGCAAAGGGAAATCATATCCACGTCCCTGATAGCCTTTCTTGAAGAATGTGCTAGACTGAGGGCGAAGCATGTCCTCGACCAAGATCAGATTTCCTGGAGCCCCCTTGCCCGCCATATAGGGAGCCGTCCCGTAGATGGGCGTCGAAGCACGACCCGAACCGGCATAATTGAGGTTGCTGACCACCGGAGGCGCGACCACATGATCGTAGGCGCAATCCACTGGCAGACTCTCGGCGTCCAAAAGAACTGACGAAGTGTTGAGCTGATAAGCCATATTACTATCACCGGAGATTTTAAACACTGCTACCGAAAGTGCCTCTGAGTTGCTGAAGTTCGGGCATCCTGGACTGACCAAACATCGAGGCGTCGTTGGGGTAGCAGGCACCTCCCTCCGAGCGACACACCTTATCCACGACCGGTCCATAGGCGGCACTAGCAAATGCACCTTGGTCATTGGGAATGGTCGTGGACGGCATACTGTAAAAGGCACGGAACGACTGATTGCGACTCGAATAGACATCCGCCTGATCAGTGGGAGTCCCCTCGTTCAGGAATGCCTTGACCTTGTCCTTGACGGTCGGGTAATAGCACGCAGCTGGGCGCTTCGGATTATCTGTATAGTCCGTGATGAGAACGTTGGCCATGGGATTTTCCTTGGTTGGCTGTTCACACTTCTGACCTGGGGTGGTTGCGTTGAACCGGACCCCTTCCTCCTCGAATGAAGCAGGTCTCATGGCTTCCTTGATGCCACCTGCCAAAAACATGGATGCCATAACCATAATAACCGTGAGACCCAAATATATGACCCTGATGTCACGGTTAATAATGTAAAGGATCGCCATGGTGTAGAGGATGAATCGGGTGGCGGCGTTGAGCCTCTCCACGGAAGTCTGCTTGGCCAGAGGCCAAAAGATCAGCACCTTGTTCTTGGCAAACAGATGCGATGGATTTCTAAACCACGGTTGTTCCATTCTTATTTATTAACTAGTTAATTTTTTCACTCGGGTGGCTGCTGAAGAATCTTTGACAAGTTGCCCATCATAGGTCCAAGTGCCTTCATAATCTTGTTCTCGTCCAACCCGCCCTGACCGTCTCCGAACTCCTTTTCAACCTTGGAGGTCATCTCTTCCATCATTTCGGGTTTCAACAGGTTTCCCAAAAGTCCGGCAAATGGATTGTCCTCGCCACTCGGGCCCTGGGGTGCAAATAACTGATTGATCTTCTCTGGCGAAAAGTCCATATTGGTTTGACGGGATGCTTGAATCTCCTCATCGCCGACATTATTTCCGAGGACGTAGAGCCCCTGGACGTACTGCCAGATGGCCGACCGACTATTGTCCGAAAGTTCGGACTTCCACATGGACTCGAGATCCAGCGTCTTCAAAATACCATAGCTTCGTGAAAGTTCCTCGAAGATGCGCTCGTCCTGATTGCGGATGAGATCCTCATGGGGTTTCACATTCTTCATAAACGTTTCCAGGCAGACACCAGGATCCTTCTTGATCAGCATACTGACCGTATTCCTGTAGGTCTTCACAATGGTGTTCTCTGGGAACGTGTGAGCCAGCTCATCCACAAACTGCAAAAGAAGCTCGTTAAATGTATCAACGCTGGCCATCGTATTATCTATCTAGACTAAAATATTTAACTACATTCCGCGACTAACTTCCGGGAAGGGCGTCTCGTAGATCTCTTCGCGCTGTGAGATTCCCATATAGACGATGAAACCCACCAAAATGGCATTCAGAATGGCATGCTTAACCATGTCGGCATTCCTGGGAGGTGCCTCGCGATTAAGGCGGGCCACCAATTGAATGTAGGCCATTGTAATAACCGCACCGACAAGAGCGGCAATCAAAGGGTTCTTAAGAGAATCACTTATCATTATTAATTAAACTAGATTTTAGTATGTTTAACGGTTCGCACTAGGGTTGATGGAAAAGTCTTCCTCCTGTTCTTCCATGGGTGGTGTCGGGTCACCTCGTTTCATAATTTTGTCGTTGAATGTAAAGTTCTTGGTTTCCTCCATGGGTTCGTCGACTGGCATGGGTTCTTCTTCTGGCATCGACGGGGGCATTTCTTCGCCGTGATCGACCACTTCGGACGGCTCTCCTTCGTCGTCTCCCTCTGGCAACGGGAGTTCTCCTTCTTCGGGAAAATTCTCATCACCCAACTCTGCCGTGTGGGCTTCCTCGGACTCCTCTTGAAGTCTGTCCATGGGGTTTTTGTTGAGGTAGGTCTTCAGAATCTGGTTGATCGGGAGCATCTCTTTGACCGTCTCCTCGACCACGCCGTCCATCCTCCTGATGAGATCCTTGCGACGGTCGTTCCTGCTGATGACTTCCTGGTAGATGTAAGGATCTTCATAGATCCGCTTGGCGACATTGGTATAGACACCCAAAACAAACACATCGTTGGTTGGAATCTTCAGTGACACCTTCCTGGAATCCTTGGAGAGCCTGACCGAAGAGATGATCTTGACCGTGGCCACAAACACCGCGGCAACCATTTCATCCAAGCACCCGCCACAGCGATCCACACACTTTCCCACCTCGGTATCGATCTGGTAATTATTCCACTGAGGAATCTTGGCCAGTTTGTCCTGGAACGCCTTGAGTGCCTGCTTTCCTTGGGTCTCCGTCCTGGCATCCGCATAGAGCGAGTCCATGCAGTCCAGTGCACTCGGAAGGATGGTGGACGAGAGCTGATTGAGGAGTTCCTTTTTGGCCTCCACAAGAACATTAAGGTTATTGTCCATAGTTACTGATAAAACGTATTTAATTCAGCGATATTTGTCCGCGGCTTTTTTGAGGTTTGCCAGGGATGCGAACTCGTTCTCGGGTTCTTTGGGCTTTGACTTGGCTTTCTTTTTGGACGTCTTGGGATACCACGAAACAAACAACTGACCGTTTTCATAAAGCTGGGTGAAGAACCCACCATTGATGAACTGTCGCTCGACGTACTGGGCCGCCTTATTTACGTCAAAAGATGGAAATCCTATTAGGAACGAAGGAATCTGTACCCAGGTTTCATGGAGACCGAGTTCGGCGACTTGTCTCACCTTGGTGCTGGCACGTTCGTACAGTTCCGTATAGAGTTTCTTTTTTAGCTCTCGCTTTCGGTGGTCGATCTGTTGTACCTCGTCCACTCTCAGAGGCATTGTCTACTAGTTCTGGAGTTTTTACTAACGAATATAGGACGTACTCACGGGTTCAAACTGACCCACATCCGCGCTCGCGGTCGCTTCGTAGGCTTTGAAGTCTTCGCCCCACTTGTCCTTGATCGCCTTCTCGGCAAGCTCCAGGGCGCTCTTGGTGGGAGCGTTGGCGTTGGCGATGGTGTTGTAAGGTTCCCAATCCCCTGCTCGGATAGTGTCCTGAAAAGGCTTGATCCTTTCATCGCCGTTCATCAGAGGCTGGGTCGTGATGCCTTGGATTGTCACATCCTTGCCGTCGCCGATGGCGATCACGTCAAGTTCCGAACCATAGAAACGAGTCGTGTCGAGCATCAAAAACCTGGCGCGGTAGGTCATAGGTACGCCGTCTGGAGGAGACGCGTAGTCCTGGTCGCGCTTGAGCGTGTCGAGGTAACTAATCAGGGAAGTTCTGACCTTTTTGTTGTCATCAGCAGTGGGTTCGAGATCTTGTGTTTGACGAGTTTGGAGGTACTTGATGTAGGCATCATAGACATCCGGGCGGTTCTCCTTGAGCTTTCCGATACTCTCTGGAGTATTGAAAACCTGAATGAATACGGTTTCAATTGGGAACATCGACAGACCGTTGGTGTCGAAAATCTTTTTGGCGGTCTCGGTTGCGATCTTCTGGATCATCATGGCCTTGACTGAAACATCGACAACCGGACTTCCTTCAATATCAAGCGACCCTTCCGTGATCACGCCTGACACCGCTGGACGAAATCCTGCAAATCCGCGATCCCACATGAGGCCTTCTCGGTTTCGCGCGATGAAAAATCCAACAATGGCTACCGCCAGAACAATCAGGAGTATGGTCTGCGTACGCATCTTATATACAATCGCGAAATTATATCGCCTGATAAATTCATCAATATTGGTAAGACATGGCATTTGCTTATATGTTCTACAGTCCAAGGTGCGAACATTGCCTTGAGGCAAATAAGATTTTGGAAAACACACCCTACGCAGACCAGATTGAATACCTGAACGTGCATCAAACCGAAATTCCAAGTGAATACAAAAAGGAATTGACTCACGTGCCTGCAATTATCACTAACGAAGGTAAGTTGTTGGTCGGAGCCGAGGTGAGACAGTGGGCACTCTCGCTGATACCCACTGAAATTGAATCATTCGATGCCAAAGCAATCGCTTCATTTGACGGAAACCCAAGTGTTGTTCAGGGACTATTTGACCTCGAATCCTATGGTGCCCCTCTGGCACCTCCGATGACCCCAGAGTTGGAAGCCAAGATAAACAAGAAAACCACCAATAACTAAAATGATCACCAGTCCAGAAGATGTACCAAGGTCTCTTGGAAATGTCTATTCATACAAACAAGGTTACAGTTCATGGAAGGAATTTATGAAAGATCGTGGAGAAGAAGGATTCAAACAATTTCTTAAAGACCTTTATGATCGTGACTACTTAAAGAAAACGGACACTAAAACTAGTAAATGTTCTTAAAGACCATTCAGGCATCGGCATTCAAGAACATCTTTGAGGTATTAAAGGATATCCTCAACGATGTTAATGTTTCATTTAGCAAAAAGGGAATTCATATGTTGACTCTGGACAATGCCAGAACGGCCATGGTGGAATTGTTTCTGGACTCCAGCCAATTTGAAGAATATTCATGTGAGAATGAAATCATCGTTGGAATCAACACAACGAATGTATTTAGGGTTCTGAAGTCTGTCACTGCCAATGATGTTTTGGTGATGAAGATTAATGATGATCACGTGCTCAATATTTCAATTGAGAATGACAGTAAGAAGAGCAGAAGTCATTTCAACTTGCGTCTTCTGGATATTAATGATGAAATGTACGAAGCACCTTCTTTGGAAATTCAGACCATTACGACATTTCAGACCGTGGATTTTCAGAGATTGTGTAGGGATATATCCCACATTGGTTCCGAGCTAATCATTGAGCGTTCTTTCAAAAAGATTGGGTTCAAGTGTACGGGCGATTTCGCGGAACAAAACACTGAATATGACATTGACTCTGATTCGAATAAATTCCAATCGATGAAAGATACATTTTCACTAAAATACTTGAACTTGTTCACCAAGGCTACCTCGATGTGTTCAAATATGAAACTCCTGCACCACGGTCAGGACATGCCCCTGGTTCTTGAGTACAAAGTTACTTCCCTTGGCGAACTCAGATTCTACCTGGCACCAAAGTCCGAGGAGTAAGTTCTTCGTTCTTGTCGATGACAACTTTATTACCAAACATGTAAACATGCCACTCATCTGGTACTTCTTCATTGGCGTCAAATAGATCTTTCATACAGATGTCTTTGACGTTGTGAAAGTCCGACCTTGGTCCCGCATAACGAAGGAACCTAGCCGTGTCCCACATTTTCACCTCGCCATTTTCCATGATAGCTTCGACCTTTTGAATCATGACGGGTCCCTTCATTCCTTCGGACTCTTCGATATCATGAACCCTGCGCATGGGATCCCTGGTCACCATGGAATAAGGAGAACCGCGATAGGTGTACTCCTGCTCGTATCGAATATTCTCGACACATTCAGGTTTCTTTCTTCGCAACACATAGATCGCATCCCTGAAATCGGGATAATAGCACGTGATGTAAGTTTCACCTGACCTCATCAGAGGCCAACCTTCCATGATTCTCTTCCACTCGGCCGAAGGAAACATACAATCTTTTTTAGTGTTTACGTCATATATCATTTTCAAAGGCATCGTGGTCCGGTAGGGATTCTCGTTATACCACCAGCCGACAAGCTTGACAAGAAAGTTATACATTTAAAGTTATAATGACATTTTTCTTTAAATGAGTTTACTTGAAAGATATCATATAAAATTGAAAGAATATGAAAATGATGAGGTCAAGATGAATGAATACATCGCCCTGGCTGCACCCTATTTATTGAGATATCAGGAAGAGAATTGTCGTCGTGATATTTTTATAGAATACATGCGTGTCGTCGAGGGCGATCTGACGGTCATGAGGGACGACGATGTCTTAGAAAAAACTACATTTCATGGTGATACATGTGAAAATTGTGAATCAAAAAACATTTACGAATGTGAAATAACATCATCGCTTGTGTGTAAAGATTGTGGATGCAGTATAAATTATTTAGCCACTGGACTATCGTATCATGATGAACAGGAACTTTCTAAAAATACACAGTACAGTTACAAAAGACAGAATCATTTTAATGAATGGGTTCAACAATTTCAGGGGAAAGAATCGGCCAACATACCGGATGATATTATAGAAAGTTTAAGGTACGAACTTAAAAAACAAAGAATCGAACAAGTTTCCAAGATTACTCATGCCAAGGTGAGAGGACTTTTGAAAAAGTTGCGACAGAATAAATACTATGAACACATACCCTACATTACAAATATTCTTACAGGTGTGAGACCGCCAGAAATGTTGCCTACCTTGGAGGAACGTCTCAGGTTGATGTTCAATGAAATCCAGGAACCCTTTGACAAAGTATGTCCCAAGGACCGAAAGAACTTCCTCAGCTACCCTTACGTGTTATACAAGTTTTGTGAGCTTCTTGGTGAAGACCAATTTTTGCCTTATTTTCCTCTATTGAAATCAAAAGAAAAACTGACTCAGCAGGATGTCATTTGGGCAGACATGTGCAAGCTGCTCAAGTGGCAATTTATTCCCACAGTATAACAAGTAAGGATGTCATATATCCATCTGAACGACGGAATCCACATGGATAAAATTAATCCGTATACCAATCCCGATCCAAATAAGTTCAACCCAGGTGTGTCAGAAGGCGGTGCATACAAGAC